TGGGGATGAGACTTAGTACCCCCCCTCTGTAAAGCCTGTTTGTCCCACAGTTTTTATAGATATTTGAATCTATTNCACAGATGTCCGAATGGGACAGATAGNGTTCTTCATAGAGACTAGACACAGGAGCGCATACATGCCGACGAAGTTGGTGGACATGCCGGAGTTGACTGGCGAGAAAGTTATGCCGTTGCGGTGGCAGGGTTTTCTGGATTGGCTTTTACGCGGNCCGGAGCGTCAGCCGCAGACGCAACGTGAATGGGCAGCCGAAAATGATATGCATGAGGATTCGTTGCGTCGCATCAAACGCGATCCTCGTTTTATCAAGGAGTGGGATCGTCGTGCTGCGGAACTGAACATCAACCCGGAACGGGTTCAGAGCGTGATTGATTCGCTCTGGCAGCGTGCGAGTGCTGGTGATGTGAAGGCTGCGTCGTTGTATTTGCAGTATATTGAGAAGTTCACTCCGCGCCGTAAGGTGGTGGTGGAAGATGAGCGGGATATTGCTGCTTTTTCAGATGAGGAGTTGGCTTCTGCTTTGGAGGCTGAGGTAATTCAACTAAGGATGGTGGAAGGTGGGAGGTCGTCTGAGTGAACTCCGCCAAGAAGCGGAGTGGCGTAGATGTGTGCGCGATGAGTCGNATTTCTTACNTAAGTATTGGCATATNGCTCATCCTGCTCATGGTCGTATTCTTTTTGATCTCCGGGGCGCACAGTCAGAGGCATTACAGCGATGGGCAAGTAACCGTTATTCACTCACGTTGAAGGCCCGTCAGATCGGGTGGACGACGTTGATTGCTGCTCACCAGTTTTGGTTGGCGTTTTTTCACGATGATCAGAACATTATTGATTTGTCGCGTACNGAGCGGGAGGCGGTGTTGCTTCTCAGGAAAACGAAGTATGGGTTCAAGCATATGCCGTTGTGGATGGTTGAGCGTGGGCCTGATTCGTTGGTTGAACATCAGCAGAAGATGGGGTTTTCTAATGGAAGCCAGATTACTTCGATGCCTTCNGCATCCGATCCTGCTCGTGGTGAGTCGGCTTCGTTGGTTGTGGTTGACGAATGGGCGTTCCTTCCGAACCCTGAGGAAGCGTGGGCTTCTATAGAGCCTGTGGCTGATGTGGGTGGCCGTATTATTGGTCTTNNCTACGGCGAATGGGTCTGGAAACTTTTTTCATCATTTGTGGACGGGTGCTGTCACGGGGAACAACAAGTTTGATGCTATGTTTTTTCCGTGGTCTGCGTCTGAGGATCGTGATGAGTCGTGGTATGAGGGTAAGTGCAAGTCGATGTTGCCGTGGCAACTCGCGCAGGAGTATCCGTCAAGTGCCGAAGAGGCATTTGTTCGTTCTGGGAACCCTGTATTTGACCTTGACGTTCTTGATGGTATGTCTGTGCATGTTAGAACGGGCGAGTCNGGTTATCTNCACGAACTTCAGAAGNATGTTTTGGAGTTCCGGTGCTGACCGTGTGGGAGCGTCCTGAGAGGTGGAGTGGTTATGCGCTTGGTGTGGATACGGCTGAGGGTTTGGGGCATGGCGACTATTCGTGTATTCAGGTCATTGATGTAAAAGAGGGTGAGCAGGTTGCTATCTGGCATGGGCGTATCCCGCCGGATGAGTTGGCTTACGAGGTTTACAATCTTGGTATTTGGTATGGGAATGCGTTGTGTTGTGTGGAGTCGAATAATCATGGTTTGACGACGATTGTGCAGTTGCGTCAGTTGGGTTATCCGAATCTGTTNCGTAAGCGCTCGCTGAATAGCGAAACTAATCGCATGTCTCAGGAGTTTGGGTGGAAAACAACGCGTACATCCAAGCCTTTGATGATTGATGATTTGGGTATGGCGTTGAAGAACGACGAATTGGTGTTGCATTGCAAGGATACGCTTGCTGAGTTGCGGACGTTTGTCCGCAATGATCGTGGGTCGATGTCTGGGTCGCCGTATGATGACCGTGTTATGGCGCTGGCGTTGGCGAACCAGATGCGTAAGTACGCTTTTATACCGGAATATGTTCAAAAGGTGGATGATACGTGGACGTTCAATTGGTGGCGGCGTCAGGTGCCGACGGGGGTTCCTGACGGTGATACCATCGGTTTGAACACTATGCGTGGGACACCTTGAGCATTTATTTAGGACATAATCAACGAAATGGAGCGTCCTGTATGAGTAAGCCAAATAAGTACAATGCCTCTGGCATGGGTGCTAATCCGAAGTTGAATAGTGCCCAGTTGTATAACGGTCCTGTTNAGACGAACGGTCCCCAGTCGGCTAAGATCCGAATGGAAGGGGCATCTGGCCTCAACACGGAGCGCGCTGCACGTTCAACACCTTTCAACCAGCATGGTGTTGGTGGCAAGGTTGAGCCTGCTTCCAAGCAGCCNAATAGCGCTAATCACCCGAGTTGATTCTTCCCCCTGANGCCACATACGCAGANTTCCGCGAGTACGTGGAGGATCTGCGTGGTTCCCTTTCCTGCGCGGAAATGGACGATTTGTGGGAATGGCGGCAGAAACTTTTGGGGTTGCGTGTTGCAACCGGTCGTGGGTATCGGGAACGGTGCGTCCCTGAGGATGAGCAGCATCTCACCTTGCGTGAGCGAGAGAAGAAGGTTATTGCCGAAGCACACGCGGCGGGCAAAACTATTGAGAGGGCACCTGCCTAATGGCGCGAGAAACCAAAGCGGAACGGTTCGCTAAGGTCAAGGAACGCATCGACAAAACCCACCGTTGGCGGGTCGATGAGGGCTATGACCAGATGTGGCGGCGCATGATCGACATGTACCGTGGCAAAACCTATTTTGGCAACGGTGGCGATTACGCCGGAAATGTTGGTTATGACCGGGTTTCTGTCAATCTTGCGTTTAGTACGATCAATGTCATCGCTCCTTCTGTCGCGGTAAACCATCCGAAGATTACGGTTACTGCGAACAAGGAGGGTGACGAGGATCGTGCCGTATTCGTGGAAGCCGTTATCAACTATTTGTGGCGGCATCACGACTTTCGGAAGCCTTTCCGCAGGGCGGTAAAGGACTTCCTGATCGTTGGGCACGGCTGGCTCAAAGTCGGATGGCGTTTTGTAGAAGAAGAGCGTCCGTTGTCGGCTGGTGAACAGGACTTGGAGATCGCTACCGCTGCGATGGAGGTTCAGGATTTCGCTTACGCGAATCCGGCGATGGCTGCGGATCTTCCTTCCGATGAGGACATTGTGGCCGGGGTTCCGGCTACCGCTATGGAGATTGTGGAAGATCAGGCGTTTGTGGAGCGGATCAGTCCGTTCGACATGCTGGTGGACCCGGAGGCAACCTGCTTGGAGGACGCCAAATGGGTTGTTCAACGCATTGTGCGACCTTTGGCAGAGGTCAAGAAGGACAAACGGTTCAAGGGAAGTGTCCGCAGGCAACTTACCGCTGATGCCGGGGTGCGTTACCGGTGGGATAATGACACAGAGCGGGAACAGTACGCTGACTTAGCGGAACGTGTCAGCATCTACGAGTATTACGACATTGATCGGGGAACCTTGTCGGTGTGCGCCAGTTCGGGCGACGACTACCTGTTGGACCCCACACCAATGCCGTATGCGTTTGGGCATCCATTTGTGATGCTTCGCAACTACGACGTTCCCGACACGTTTTATCCGATGGGCGACTTGTCGCAAATCGAATCGTTGCAGGAAGAACTAAACAAGACGCGTACACAGATGGTGAACCACCGGAAGCGTTACGCCCGCAAGTACCTGTATCACGAACGGTCGTTTGGCCCGGAGGGCCGGGAGGCTTTGGAATCCGACGAAGATGGTCGGTTTGTTCCGGTCATTGATGAGAACAGGGATCTAGCCAGTGTGGTAGCACCGCTGCCACAGGTGCCGTTGTCGCCGGAAATCTATCAACAGTCTCAGATTATTGAGGCCGACATCAACACGGTTTCAGGTGTATCTGAATACTCGCGTGGTCAGATGCCAGAGGTTCGACGTACTGCTACAGAGGCGAGCATTATCGCGGACGCTGGCAATGCCCGAGCAGCAGACAAACTTGCCACCGTGGAACTCGTTGTAAGTACCGTGGCCCGTATGGTCATGCAACTCATGCAGCAATACATGACCGAAGCGCAAATGGTGCGTGTCACCGGCAAGGACGAACAAGAGTATTTCGTTGCCTATACCCGTGATGACATTATCGGAGAATACGATTTCAACATTCAGGGTGGTTCAATGCAACCGCTCAATGAGACAGCACGACGGCAGCAGGCTNTTTCTTTGATGAACGCTTTNGCCCCGCTTGTAGGCGTTGTTGTTGATCCAGCCGAACTGGTCAAACATGTTCTTCAGTTCGGGTTTGGCGTTACCGACGCCGAAAAGTTTTTGATTCAGCAACAGATGCCACAGGATATGGCGGCTGCGGAGGCGGAAGCCGGAGCGGCTCCAGATCCATTGGGCGGTCAACCCGGCATGGCCCCACCCCCTATGAGTGGCGGCATGGGGCCGGGTCCAGTACCAAATCAGGTCTTTGAGGCAACCGGCGGGGTGCCTCCTGAGTTGTTGGCGCAACTACAAAACCAGATGGGAGTAGAGTTGCCCAACNTGTAACGGGACAGTTACATGTCTTATATAGGAACACCCGAAAGGATTCCGAATGCAAACAGAAGTGACATCAACAGGTGACACGTATCTCGTCAAGATCGACGGCGAAGAACATCGTGTCTCATTGGAAGAACTTCAGAGTGGATACCAGCGACAGTCGGATTACACCCGTAAGACGCAGGAGTTGGCATCAGAACGCGAGAGATTGGCTCAAGGAGAGGCAATCGTCCAAGCATTAGAGTCCGATCCCCAAGGCGCAGTAACGGCTTTAGCCGATGCTTTCGGGGTTGGCGTGGGTAATCAAAACACCGTCCAGAAAGAACTGGAAGAGGATTTGGACCCAGAGGAAGTTCGCTTGCGACGACTGGAATCTTCCATTGAGGAACATAATCGCGCACTACGACAGCAAAATATGCAAAGCGAAGTTGAAGGACTTCGGGAGAAATTTAGCGCTGACATTGACGAGCGGGAACTTTACAGTCACGCTCTCAAACACAATATCGGTAACCTTGAGGCCGCATACGCGCACATGACCTACGGGGATGTGCAGGATAAGGTCACGAATGCCGAAATCGTGGATGAGAAACGTGCTGCGAATGTGGTTGAATCCACAGTCGGAAGTCCCGAATCAACTGTGTCTAGCAATGTTTCTACCGCTGTGAACTCTATTCGTGATGCTTTTTCGCTGGCGACAGAAGAATTATCTAACGCCTAACAAGAAAGGAATGATTCAGCATGGCTGGCAATGACAGTTTTGACCAGATTCTAAGTACCACGCTGAAAAATTACGTTCCGAAATTGGCGGATAACGTCTTTACTGCTCGTCCGCTGTTTTATGCGCTAACCAATGGACAGACCATTCGGCGCATCAGCGGGGGCGCAAAGATCGTTGTTCCCATTATCTACGGAACGAACAGCACGGCTTCCTCGTATTCTGGCGACGACACTATTACCACAACTGCTCAGACAGGCATTTCGGCTGCTGAGTACGACTGGAAACAGTACGCCGCTACCGTGACAATCACGGGTATTGAAGAAGCCAAAAATAACGGTGAAGCCGAAATCATTGACCTGCTGGAAGGCAAGGTCATGCAGACGGAAGAAACCATTATCCAGAATATGAACACCATGTTTTGGGGTGACGGTACTGGTAACAGCAACAAGGACTGGCTTGGCCTAGACCTAATTGTTACCAAGCCCAATACCGCCCTTGGTGGCATCGACCCAACCGACACCGGTAACGGATGGTGGGCATCTGATGAAACAAACATGAGTGGCGCTTTGACTGTGAAGCAAATGGGCGTCACCTACAACACTGTGTCAGTTGGTAACGACCAGCCGACCATAGTCATCGGTACACAGGCTTTGTACGAATCGTATGAGGCTTTGCTTGAGCCGAACCTGAGGTACACGGATACCGCCCTCGCTGATGGCGGTTTCCAGAACCTCATGTTCAAGGGCGCTCCAGTGACCTTTGATGGTGACGTAACCAGTGGGGAAATTTTCTTCCTCAACACGAAGTACCTTCGACTGGTTGCTCATTCAGAAACATGGTTCCAGACAACTCCGTTTGTCCGGCCTACCAATCAGGATGCACGCTATGCACAGATTCTCTGCTACGGCGAGTTTACGTGCAGCAACCGTGCCCGTCAGGGTTACATCTTCGGTGCAACCTGATAAATAACTAGGAGCAGAAAATGGCACGCGCAATTGCCCTTTCATACGGCAAGAATGCCGAATTAGCGGGATCGCGTGGTGGCAACCCATCCCATTACGCACCGGGCGAGCGTTCAGGCACTCGTCTGGTGCCGGGNGTGAGTGGTCCCTCTCCGAAGGGTGAACCTCCCATTTCGCATGGTGTTTTCTGTTCCGCGACGACCCGGCGCGGGACCGCTTGTAAAGCGCGTCCCGTGTCTGGGTCGGATCTTTGTATTGGTCACACACGACAGAAGGCGACTGCTCCGTGACAGCAATGACCATTGCGGAAATGCGAACACAGGTTCGTGCGGTGGTTGACATTGACGCCACCGACATTTCCGACACAGTAATGAATAACATGTTGGGTCAAGGCTTTGACCTAATCGTGTACAGTGAAAAGCGTTGGCCCTTTTTTGAGACACGCACAACCTTTTCGACCGTTGCCGACACCAAGGATTACACGCTTACGACAATTGCNGCTGCACCCGATGCGGTAAGCCAAGGGTTGCGGGAAGTTATGGCTCTNCGCAACGATGACCACGTTCTTGAATACATCGGCTCCGATGACGCCGATTGGAACTATCCGTTGAATGTCGCTACTGTCGGGTCACCGTGGGAGTGGAGTTTCTGGAACGACACGGTTCGTTTCTACCCCACCCCGGATGCGGTTCAAACCGTTTATGTTCGTGGGTTGCGAAACGCGACCTCTTTTGGGGTTGGAACCGCCGACGGGACCGCACCGGATCTTCCCGACCCGTTCCACCCGGTGCTGGTTACGTATGCGACAGGTAAAGCCTATTTGCAGCAGGAAGATCCAGTTATGGCGAACCAGTACCACGGACAGTTCTTAGCAGATTTGGACAATGTGGCGCGCCGATACGCTGACGTTCCGGCACCTCAGCCAATGGTCGCGAATAGTCGCAGGTCAACACGGTATTTGGCGGGATTTGGCGCATTGCGTTATGCCAATACCGGCGGCATTGTCTGGTAGCGGGCAATGGCCCGCCAATTCAAACTAGAAGTACTTGAAGCCTTCACGGGCGGATTGAACCTCAGATCCGACCAGTTCAACCTTCAAGAGAACGAATCCCCGGACCTATTGAACGTGGTCGTTGATCCGCGCGGCGGCATTCGCCAGCGCGACGGCGTAGACCGGTTGAATACGACTGCCCTAAGTGCAGACATCAAAGGTATATGGGGATTCTTCACCGATTCTGGCACCGCTCAAAAGATGGTCAACTACGGAACCAAGGTGGCTTATGCCACGACCTCCAACTTCACCGACCTGACCAATATCACAGCGCGAACTGACGGTTCGCGCGTGTATGGCATGACAATGAACAATGTCGCCTACGGGGTTTCACGCGACAAGGTTTCATTCAGATGGAACGGTAGTGTTGACGCCGATCTTGGTGTGACGTTGGATGGCTCATCAGGCAATTTCCCACAAGCACAGTATGTGGCGTTTTGGAATAACTTTGCTTGGGCGGCAAACACGTATGAATCGGCTACCGACTACAAATATCGCGTTCGTTGGAGCAATGCGAATGAACCTGAGAAATGGGCTGCGGCTGACTACGTTGATATTGACAAAGGGGAACACGGAGACTACATAACCGGACTTGTTCCTGCTGGGGACAAGTTATTGGTTTTCAAATCCAATAGTGTTCACGCTATTTTCGGATGGGATTCCGACTCGTTCCAAGTTGTCAACCTGACAAACGATGTCGGGTCAATACCACTTTCTTCCCCCGTTTCTACTACATTCGGAACCTTCTTCTGGTACGCCAACAATGGCGTTTACGTATATGACGGGCAACAGTTCATGTGGCTGTTTGCCAAACTGCAACCTGCCATTGATGATGGACGTATTGACAATCTGGACACTAACCCGCCACAGTTGGCGTGGGGAAATAACAAACTGTACGTATCGCTGGACTGGACCGAAAATGCTGTAACTACTAGGCGTACTTTGGTTTACGACCCCACCTTGGGAGAGGGTGGAGCGTGGGTAACAACAGACATCGACGCTGGCCCGCTGTATGCGTATAACCCTCCGAACGCGGCATCAACCGTTTTCGGCGGTTGTGTCGCCAATACGGGGATTATGGTTGATGTGGAAGATGCACAGAATCGAACCAGTGATCGGTATGTGGGTTCCACTGAAACACACATCGAATCCCATTTCGTAACCCGATGGGTTACGGGACGCGACCCCATCGTCAAGAAACGATGGGGTCGCCCAAGAGTGGTGTTGTCGGCGGAATCTACCATCACACTACCTATTTTGATTTACAAGGATTTCGACAAGTCGGAACAGTCGAACTCTTTCGATCTGTCGATTGAAGGTAAAGTTTCTACGTCGCGGTGGGATACTGCGGAATGGGATGATTCCGATACGGAATCAGCAACATATGCGGCTTGGGATGCCATTTCGGCCAATCTCACCGCAGATGTACTAAACTTACCCACACTTGGGACAGGAAGAAGTATTAGTATGAAGGTCAGCGGACCTTCGTCAGACAACCATTGGGAAGTAAACGCTTTAGCGTTTACTTATACGCCAAGGAGACTAAGGTAAATGGGCACACTTGCTGTTACAAATTCGTTCTCCGCTGGGACGACCATCGTCGCAGCGGATATGAACACCAACTTTGACGATGTTGAAGCATTCGTCAACTCCACACCCGGTGTTGTTCAAAACGACATCGTGGACGTAAAGGGCGACATTATTGCCGCCACGGGTGCTGATGCCGTTTCTCGTTTAGCCGCTGGCACCGACACCTATGTATTGACTGCCGATTCGGGCGAGGCAACGGGTCTGAAGTGGGCTGCGCCTACGACTGGTGACATAACCGCCGTGGTGGCGGGAACGAACATCGGGGGAGGGGCGACCAGCGGGTCGGCTACCGTAAATCTGTCGATTGACGCTGCCGTTGACATGGGAACTGACGGCACGGGAGTTGATGTTTCTTTCCATAGCGGCGCTGCTGGCGATCTCATGTTGTGGGATGCCAGTGACAAGGCGTTGGAGTTCACTGACGCGAAGATCACGATGGGCGACAACCTCATCGAAACGCCAGAGTTCATTGATTACGCCGAATCGGTCAACGCTATTGGCGGAACTGGCGGCGGCACACAAGATTTGGACATTGCTCTAGGCAATGTCCAAACGGCGACGGTTGACACTTCAACGAACACGTTTACGTTCAGCAATCCATCTATTTCAGGCAAGTCGTGTTCATTCACTCTGATTCTCACCAATGGTGGTTCTCAGACAGTGAACTGGCCCGCTTCGGTTGATTGGGCTGATTCAACTGCTCCGACGCTTACGACCTCTGGTGTGGATGTGTTGACATTTATGACTGTTGACGCTGGTACCACTTGGTACGGCTTCTCCGCTGGTTTGGATATGGGCTGATGCCTCTTGGTGCGGCTAAGGCCGCAATGTTTGGTGCCGCTGGTAGCGGCGCTGCACCTGTGGTCGCCACAGGTGGAACGACAACTACCTACACTGGCTACAAGAGCCACACCTTCACATCGTCGGGGACGTTCACCGTTTCCGATGCTGGTGCGGGTCTTGTTGAGTTCATCGTCGTCGCTGGAGGCGGCGGTGGCACGGCTACGGCGGGCGGAGGTGGTGCGGGCGGTGTTCGCGTCAAGACAGACCAGACCGTGACCGCTCAGGGTTACAGCATCACAATCGGCGCTGGAGGTGGCGGCGAAGCGTCGGGCAGCGATTCGACGTGCGCCATCAACTCCATCTCCTGCACGGGCGGAGGCAAGGGCGGAAACTCCACCGTCCTAGCCGCCGCGGGCGGCTCAGGCGGTGGTGGTGCCCGATGGGAGAACCCACCGACCTATCCGAACCGAACGGTTGGCGGAGCGGGCAACGCTGGCGGTTACTCGCCTGTGGAGGGTTACGCGGGTGGCAACGGCTACTACACATCCTCCCCCCTGAAGGGTTCAGGCGGGGGAGGCGGAGGTGCCAGCGAGGTCGGCTACACGGCAGATGCTTCGGGGCCGAGCGCTGGTGGTGATGGAATCGCCAACGTCTACGAGGACGGCACTACCCAATATTACGGCGGTGGAGGTGGTGGAGGTGCCTATACCCCGAATGCCAGCGGCGGTGCTGGCGGTGCTGGCGGCGGCGGCAACGGCAAGACCGAACCGACACCTTCCCCGACCGACCAGTCGGCAGGCGAAGTCAATACAGGCGGTGGTGGCGGAGGTGGCATTGACCCGACGAGCGGTGGGGGCAGCGGCATCGTGATTATTAGGTATCCAGTCTGATGGCCCACTTCGCTGAAATAGGTCCAGACAATGTTGTTATTCGGGTGCTGGTCGTTTCTAACGACGACGAGCATCGTGGACAGGAGTTCCTAGCCGACGACCTGAGCCTCGGCGGGACTTGGATTCAGACTTCATACAACACCCACGCCAACACGCATTCGTTGGGTGGCACTCCGTTGCACATGAACTATGCGGGCATCGGCTACTCATGGGATGGGACGGGCTTCGCTGCTCCCCAGCCGTTCCCGTCGTGGTCGCTGGACGAGAACTACGTCTGGGAGCCACCGACCCCGATGCCCGATGACGGCTCTGTCTACGAGTGGGACGAGGCGACGACCTCATGGGTGGAGATTACTGGATGACCGAAACTGTGTTAGAAACCCCCGCCCCTGCCTGCACTATACAAACAGGTGGTACGGCGTGCCCTTTTTGTGCAGCGCCCATGCAACGCGCAGGCTCATGTCTGGTGTGCCCCATGTGCGGTGAAACGAGCGGTTGCTCCTGATGGAATGGATCGGCTTCGCAGGACTGGTATCCGCCGCTCTCATAAGCGGCGTCTTTGCGGTGGCCGCATCCAAGTATCGCCGTGAGAACACGGCGCAGCACGCGGCGAATCAGGTTCGCCTTGACGCTATCGGCACTGACATATCTGGAATCAGCAAAGATGTTCGCTCTGTACGCGAATGGCAGCATCGTCATTTGGAGTGGCACGCGGAACAGAGTACGGCGTAATGGCTGTTGTCTATAAGCCGACACACAAAATATTGGGACAGAATGCCCGTTCTATTGAATACGAATTACGTAAGATCGCAAAGAAATTAGCCGACCTAGAAGCACGGGTTGCGGCTTTGGAGCCGTAGGAGAAACATGGGTATTAGGAGATCAGCAGCAGAGTACGGGTCAGCAGTTGGTGATGAACAGGTGGCGGTATCCAATACCGCCATTGGTATTACTGCTGCAACTGGAGCCGTAGCAGCGATGATTACCAATGGTGCGGAACCCATCAGGGTTCGTTGGGGTACGCCTACAGCGAGTGTGGGGCATTATTTGAATCCTTACAGTGTGCTGGATTTGTACAAGGATGATTTGTCCGATGTGAAGTTTATTCGGGTGTCGTCTGACAGCACTATTGATGTCACTTACTTCGGTTAGGAGCGACTATGCCTTCAAGGGTTACTCAGAGAATAGATCAGGTTCCTACCGGAGATATTACTGCTGTCACGACTGCGGCGAACAGCGGTTTGGCTGGCGGAGGGACAGGTGGAGCGATTGGACTTACTGTAGATGCGAGCAATCTGACCGCTCTTGGCGCAACCGTTGCTACGGGCGATTATGTCGTGATCTACGATACGGATGGAAGTGCCACTAAGAAGGTTTTGGTGTCGAACATGCCGGGTCTTTGGGCCTAATGGCCTATTCTGATTATTCGGAACGCCGGGGGTCAATGGGGCGTCGCACTCAAGAGTACGGCTATGGCCTTGATGATATTCAGCGGGCATCTGAGCGGCTTGGCCGTGAACAGACAACAAATATGTTTCGTACTAATCAGCAGATAAAGAAGGCGGCGCGTGCGCTGCCGGGTGCTTTCAATAGGCGCGGTATGTTGGATTCGGGCCAGTTCCGCCGGGGTAGGGAGGTAGCCGCCGGTGAGGCTGAAATGGGCCGTTACGGGGTTCAGGCTTCGGCAGAAGCGGCGCGACGCCAACTGGATAAGCAGCGTAATTTGTTGGAAGAGAATCTTTATGGCGGTCTGGTTGACGACCAGATCGCTAATGCTATGCGCAGATTTGCGGTTGTTCAGACGTTGCAAGGCGTGGTGCCATAATGGGTAGTATCCCAATTTCTGGAAACCTCAAGGGAAGGGGAACACCACCAAGTCAGCGTCCTCGTGGAGAAATTGAATCTCCTTCGTCAGCAGAAACTGTGAGGATGGATGATGCTATCGCAAAAATTGCTGCGAAGGCTACCGATCCCAGTCGCCACGGCCGTTATTATTCGGCACCTTCAGGGAACTTCTTTGATATGGGTGGATCATTCCCCAACGCACCTAATCCCAACTTTGACATAGGTGGATCATTTCCGGGTCCCGGCACCACGACACAACCTGCCCCTTCTTTGACCAATCAGAATACAGCCGCCGCTGCGGCTGCGGCACAACAGGCCGCTGCAAACGTTGCTGCGAGAGTAGCCCAGAACCGTGCTACGCCTGCTGTAAGTCCCGGTTTGGGTGCTGGTCTTGGTCTGGGTGCTGTTGCAAATAGCGACCTGTATGCCTTGTTAAACGCTGGGCCTCAGCCCACGGAAACTGAGTTGATGCTGGCTGCCATGCAACAAAACATCGCGGAAGATGCTGCGGGTTTCGGGAACGCTTACGTTCCAAATGCCGATGAGGTTCAAGCGATACTAGACAAATACACACCATCTACTGTTCCTCCACCGGTTGTTCCTCCACCGGCTGTTCCTCCGCCTGCTGTTCCTCCGCCTGCTGGCCCTCCACCCGCTGGTCCTCCACCGGCTGGTCCTCCGCCTGCTGGCCCTCCACCCGCTGGCCCTCCACCGGCTGGCCCTCCACCGGCTGGCCCTCCACCCGCTGGCCCTCCGCCTGCTGGTCCACCTCCTCTTGTTGACCCGTATGCGTCCGCTCTAAACCTAGAGGATTACCGTCGTCCTGCGGATTTGGAACAAGACATCCGTGATTTGATGGCGGAACGCACCACACAAGATTTCAGTCAGCAAATCAGAAACATGATTGCTGAACGTCAAAGCAATTTGACTGCTTCCGAAGCGCGTCGCATGGGTCAAATTAGTGACATTGAAAGACAATTGGGTACTGACATTGGTGCTCTTGAAACTGATCGGTTGGCTCAACAGCAGGCTTTGATCGACGCCGTTACGGGTCGTACAAGTGGTTTGACAACTGGTATTCAGGATCGTTTGACCACGGCACGAGAGGCATTGGGTCCGCAGGTTACCGATGAATTTGAGCAGGTTGCTCAGTTGGTTGGTGGTTTGGGTGGTTCGCAGGCCGCGTCGTCGCAGGATGCGATGTCGCGTCTTGCTCAGGTGGCGAATATGGCTGCTGCCGAACGTGGCGCAGCGCCGGGCCAGTTGGCGGCAGAATCCAAGTTGGCTTTGGGCGATGAGGCTTTCCGCATGTTCCAAGGATTGGATCAGGAGCAGACTCAGCGTTTGATGGACGAGTCGATGCGTCAGGAAGATTTCAATACGCGTCGTGACGAGGACATGGTAAATGCGTTGCTTGGTGATGTTGGTCGCCGCGAGGACTTCTTGACTCGTGAAACAGAGCGCCAGCAGCAGATGGATTATGGCCGTGGCGAACGCATTGAGGGTCAGCAGTTCCAGACTGGCGAGCGTATCGGTGCGCAGGATTGGCGTACTGATGAGCGATTGGCAAGCCAACTTTATGGCACTGGTGAACGTGAAGCGGGCCAGACCTATCAGACTGGTGAGCGTGCATTGGATCGTACCGCTCAACAGGATGCTGCCACAATGGCGTATGCTCGTTCACAGGCCGCTGCTAAGACGGCGTTTGAACGGTCGTCGGGAGAGCGTGCATTGGATCGTGCCGCCCAGACATATGCTGCCAATACAGCGGCATTCAATCAAAGGCTGCGGCAACGAAGGCATTCGACCGTTCTCAGCAGCAGATCCGTGAAGCGCAGACGTATGAAGAGAAGGTGCGACTCGCGCAACAGACGGCGGAAACAATGCCGCAACAGCGATTTCGCAGGGTTCTGCTTCGGCTGCTGCTCATTTCATGGGCATCAAAGATGCCGATGGTAACCCGACGGCAGAAGGTGCAGCGTTATGGGATGCGATGCCAGAGTCAGCAAAGACTCAAATGTACAAGGACAAGGTGGCTGCTGAGGACACACAGGGTGCCCGTTGGCAGCCGGGTACTTACGCAAATATGATTGGCAAATACGGAGAGGAAAACAGCGACCATATTCTTCATGCTGAACATATGGTTGGAATGTCTGACGACGATCAAAAAGCGTATTTGGGTTCGCTTTCTGAAATGGACAGAATGGGTAAGCAGGCAATGGATGCAAATGATATTCAGAAGATCAATTTGTTCCTTGCTGAGATGCAGGCTGCGCTTGCGACGGAACAGGCTTCTAATCTGGCGCAGGCAACATTGATTGCTGCCGAATACGCTAAAGAAAGCGGCTGGTCCGACGAGTTCACGGCCAGACTGGCGGGAGCAGAGGCTGCTGCGCTGGCAGCAAAAGCGGGGGCATACAGTCAAGATTCGTTCTTGNCGAAGCCGCGTACTTCTGCTGGTGCGGCGTCGTCAACTCCGGGGTTTGGGCCGAACGTCNATTACTCANAANTCGGGCCGGGGGGNTACTAACTTGTGGTTACTTTCAATCCCGAAGCCCACCGACGCGTCGCATACGACGCAATCGCTGGNGTAGNAAATACGGCTGATCTTCCCAAGCCGGAAATCAAACGACCGCAAGTTGCTTCTGCACCGGTAGCACCAGTTCGGCCCACGNGTATTCCTAGTCCGCAGGAGCGACTAGCGAACATTCTAAATGTAGATGCAGCCTCTCTGGGTCGCACCNCACCGGGAACAGTGGGGCGTCCCGTTTCCCAGATAACGCAGGACTGGGCACAACAAAAATACATCAAGGACAATACCCCGTGGTATTTGGANGCCATTACCACCGGGCCTGTAGGCGGCTTTCTGAACGCTATTCAGAAGCCTTTGGCGTTCACTACGTCTGCTTTGAAGGAAACCATTGATGTCTTTACTGGCGAAGAAGCCAGTTGGGGTGACTTCAAAAAGCAGTACAACGACAACTATACGTTTGGTCGCCTGTTACACGACTATGATNTTCTACAAGATCGTGATAGCGGATGGCAGAAGTTTGGTGCTGCCGCGTTGGGATTTATAGGGGATGTTGCTCTTGATCCATTGTCCTATTTGGGATTGGTGGGTAAGGGTNTTGCTTTCGGTTCGGTACTTGCTANGGGGGGTGCCAAGGCGGCGACTCGTGAATTGGTTCGCAAGANTGTATTGACTCAGTTGCGCACCAAGGGCGATGACATTATGAGCGCCTTCGGGAAGGGAATGAGGNGCGGAGAATGGGAGGCGTTGTCTGNCGATTTGGCGCAAAAGGTTGTAAACGGCGGCAAGACGAGCCTCAAAGATCTTGGGAAAGACGGCTGGGAGTGGAGCAGGGGGGTTTCAGGGCTACCCAAGCAAACCATTCGGTTCACCAACGATGAAGTGTTGAACTTTGAAAGGCTTATGGACATCGGCGGTAGGGTTGACAACTTTGGCGCAACTGCTGTGTCGGGTGATGATCTTCGCTTTGCGGCGGGAATGTTTGCTGATAGTGGTTTGGACCGGCACCTCAGGCATGGTGCAGATGAGTTTGTTGACGAATTGGGCAGGGGTTTGCGTGAACAGGTTGACGAATTTGGTTTGGCTGAAACCGTCGATCAGACCATCAGCGAATTTTATAAGCGTGGCGGTCGCAGCGTTGTAGATATGGACGCATACAAGGCGAGGATGCGGAGCGGTGCCCCGGTAGGACAGCGAGGACCGCTAACCGGGCGTCGCAATGTCGGGTGGTTCTCCGCTGAGGATGCGGCCAACATGAAGTTGGGCTTTGGTATAAAGGTGCCGGGTACTGGACCTATCGGGCGCAAACTCAGGATTGCTCCAATGATCGAAAAGGTAATCCGTAAGACGGGTGCTTCGGGGGCGCAGATTCCTATTGGGTTGCGGTTGATGACTTCCGAAACGCCGATCATCGGCAAGTTGGTGACGGGCATTCCGCAGGGAGTGCGCAACGGTATTTTGCGTCAGGCCGCTCAGGCGGCTGGCGTCAAGAAAATCCCTGATGCTTTGAGGCGCGGGGGTTTGTGGCGGTTGGCTGGGAAGAAACTTCCTAAGGGGTGGGAGTTGAGTGGTCGCATGGGCGATCTGAAAACCGCTATCAAAACTTCAAGTGATGGCGTGTTCATCCAACAGGGAAAGCGTGTGATTCACGCGATGGCGCGTGGTCGCAATAAGGCACGATTTNCGAAGGTTGAAATGTCGCGGATGGCCGGTTCGTTTATGGACGAGGTAAACGTCGCTCGTNCCGGTAATGCTGATGTCACAAATGAACTTGTTTATAGCGCTATGGGAGGCAATGAGGCTTCGCAAATTAGTTTGGAGGCGATGGCTCCGGGTTTGTGGGAGCAGGGCATGGACACGATGGAGAGTATGCGTGTCATTGCCAATAATGCTGGTGCCCGTTTGGGGGGTCACATCGGGAAAGCCGACAACTATGTGCCACGACAACTTACACCTGAGGCCCATGCAGCGCTGAAGGAAAAAATGAGGGAGACTGGCAAGTTCAGCGAGCGGTTGCACGGTCGGCGCATGGGAGAGCCGGGTGGCCCTGAACTCACCCGTAACTACATCAGTAAGCAACAGTTNGATAATGAGGTTGCTGCGCTGGCANCAAAAGATGGCATTAGTACGGAAGCCGCAGAAGAGATAATCCGTCGCGGACCTCCGGGNGGAGAAGGTCGAACCTACGAGTTCTTCGGAACCGAACTACTTGATCCCGGTTCCAAAATGGGGATTGTTGATCCCACTACTGGTAAGGAAATGATCGCTGGATCAGTGGAAGATCAGATCGCTGAAGCGATTGAGGCTGCTGGTGGCAACTATCAGTTGTTCACCAACGACATTGAGATGGCCCTGAAGGGCTATATAGATCAGGTATCCCACCGTGTAGGCGAGGTTTACTCTGAAAGCCTTTTGTTCAACGAGGGCATTCTTATAGATCGTATGGCCGAATACGTGCGGATGCCTACGGCAGCCGCAATTGAGACTGGTGCAAAACTCAGGGCTGCTCAGGAAGCATATGTGGGCGCACAGGGAACGCTGCTGCGGCATCTAAACGCGGTAGACGATGACGTTCTCAACGCTGCTGATGAGGCTCTGCATGTTCGTCAACGGGAGAAGTTGGAAGAAATTGTTCGGCAGAAGGAAGCCGAGATAAAGGTTTTGGACAAGCGGCAGGGTCGCTTGATAGAAGAGAACACACACCGCAACCTTGACTACGACGCGAATCGTAAGCAGTTTGAGGAATTGACAACGCAGATGGAGGTACTTGACCAGCAGATCAGTGGTACTTCAGTGGGACCGAAATTGGTGGCGTTGGAGAGGGAGCGGCTTGTGTTGATGAATGCGGCTGCTGAGTTGGCAGTCGATGCTCCTACTTTGAGATTCGCATATGAGACTTTGACTTCTAGCACTGTTCAACTCATGCATCTTGAGCGTGCTGTTGGCAGGATTTTCGGTACGGGCGATGCGTTTGATGCGTTCTATTCTGATGATTTGCTACGTGGGTTGCGTACTGACGATTTGAACGCAAACCTTTTGGCGGAAGAGCAGGCCGGGAATCTTCCCGATTCGATAACCGGTTTTGACGGTCCTGATGGGGCGCGTGCTTACGTGTATCAGACGCCTGAGGGTAAGACGATAGAGATGGAACGATTGTTCATGGATATGGACGGGGTTCTACAACAGTCAGACGCAAATGGTGTCGGTGTTTGGCTTGGGGTTGAACGTGACCTTGACATCATGCGTTCGGCGGATAACGAGGTTGCCAAAATAGGTTTTGCGTTGAAGCGTATCCGCACAGAAGTAGATGAAATGCAGCAGGTAATCAACCAGTATGCAGAACTTGCACCAGATGTTCTGGCCCCTAATGGCGGCGCTCCTTTACCCACCCCGGATCAGGTAACGGCAGCACAGGCAGAGATTCTGAGAGTCTCAGATGAATTGTCCAAGGAATTTGGTCCGACAACATCTTTGCAGCAAGTAGCCGCAGATAGCCCTGAACTACGTACAGCATTAGCCACCTATTATGCGGGGGCCAGTCGGCCGGTATCTGCGTTTATTGATAATGGAAATGATTTGGAAGGAATCATTTCTCAAATTTCTGACACATTGTACGGCAGTATCGACGGTGTGAAGCAGAATATCGTGGACATAACAGAAGCCGCTGAAGCCAGCGGCCAGAAAGTTCGGTTGCGAATTGTTGATGCTCATGGTCAGGAACGCCACATGGGTGTTGCTGATTATGTCCAGATGGAGCAGATATACAAACATACGGAGCAGTTTCAAGCAACGATGCAGTCTCCTGCTGATGCTGTGCGCCTCAGCATTGACGAGATTCTTGACGGCACGATGCATCCGTCAGGACAACTTGGGAGTAATCCCGGTGGACGTTATGAGATCAATGGTAAAGAATATTATGTGAAACAATACGGGGACGAAACAGCCGACGGCTTGGAGATGCCGCCGGGTACTGGTCGTGACCGCATCACCAGCGAAGTGCTGGCGAATGCGGTCTATCGTGAATTGGGTATTGCTGCCCCAGCCTCGTATGCGTCACGATCTCTCAAAGATGGATCTTTGTGGCATATCGCTCCGTGGATAGACGATATGACTGTTCTGGGTGGTCCCAGTGGATCTGGTTTAGATCCGTTTACAGCCGTTATCGTTACAGATCCCGCCACGGGCATACGGTCGTTGGCCGATGCCGGTTCGGTGCCTGCTGGTGCNGTGTCTCAGACTGTTGCTAATGCGCTGACGCGCGGTATGGCTGCTGACATGCTGTTGGCTAATTGGGATGTTGTGGGAATGGGGTTCGACAATATCGGCGTATCGGCTTCAGAGGGTTTGGTNCGCATAGATCAGGGTTCTAGTTTCTTTTATCGGGCTATGGGAAGCGCAAAGGCTGACACGGGCTGGTTGCCGGAGGCAATGTCCGACATGAGTCGTCAGGGCGGCATGTTGGACTCCTCAATAAACGAATGGTATGCACCACTTATTGAGGCAGGCGCAGAAAATGTTGACGAGATGATGAAGAATCAGGTTCGTGAACTTTTGGACATGCGTCTAAAGGCTGGGGGTATGGAGAACTTTGTTCGCCGGATGATGCCTACACCCGTGGACGCACAGGATGATTTGACAAAGTTCGTTGAGTTCTTTGAAGTTCGTTTAGAAGCAATGGCAAACGCATACGGGCAAGAATTCGCTGCTGCGGGNAGCGATGAGATGGTGAAAGCAGCGTTGGCTGCGCGTGGTTTCTCCGAAGAAGTTGTTGAGAAGGCTGTGAAACAGGGAACGGAGATACGTCTGTTTCATTTGACGGCTGAAGATCCTCCGTTGATTTTGTCAACAAGGTTTGGTGCTAGTAATGAAGTGGGTTGGGGGGATAAGACATTTCTGAACATGAGTCCCGGCAACATGTACTACGGCGGTTGGGGGCAAGATTACGGGTACAACATGTTGTTGGATCTGCCTACTGGTGCCAAAGGCATCAAAATTTACAATCTGGCTTCAAACGCCGATGAGGTTCGTGCCGCTGAAATGGTTTTAAAGATGTCTGAAATGTCAGATCCAGATGAGATTGAGAAATTATCCAAAGCGATTGGGGAGGAATTTATAGATGAAAGCACACGAATGACGCCTGTTGGGTCGATTCTGTTGGATCAGGTGTCTCGTGTCGCAGAGGCCGATCCCGACTTTCTTCGCCAGTTCTTGCGGATAGCGGAAACAAGTCACGTACCGGCCCTAATACCGGAGCAAGCGGCAACAATTCACATGATCAAGGCCGCTGACGACCTGCGCCATATTCCGGTGCCAACGGACGTAAATGCGTGGAATTTGAATGAAGCATCCCGGTCTGTATTGGCCGGGAAACTAGCGGCTTCGTCCTTTGAGGATCGTTTGAAGTTCGTGCTGTGGCTCAATGATCCTGAGACTCATGGTTTGAGCGCATACAAGGCGGGGATGTTGCGAGAAATGGATGATGTTTCGAAGTTGGCTGACGGGTATGTAGCGTTTCTTGCTGATGTGGACCCTGCCATCAACACTAATTGGGCATCAGGCGTAGCAGAAGAAACACGCCGAATCGGCAAATGGGGTCACAATTTCGATGGTGTTTTGCATGGTGAATGGCGGTACGGTCCGACTGGCGGTCTGGCGGCACAATCCACCTCAGCCGACCAACTCGGTACCTCACTTCAAGCAGGCGTGTTGAGTGACGATAAGCAGACATTGGCCGGTTGGTATCTGAATCAGTTCTTCCATAAGTATCAGAACTCTCTGTCTGCCGACGGTTATCACGCCACCATGTGGCTGAACAATGAGGGTGCTTACCTGTCCTCTGGGGCAAGTGCTAACACCATGCCCAATTTCTTGGCGACCAATCCGCTGGCCCTTCGGTCAGCCGATGTCGCCATGACACATAGAAACATTTCTCGTTTGGCAGGAGCGGAACACGGTGTACCGCTAAGACCTGAAGATGTGCGAGTCGCTGACAAGGATCTGCTGCCGCCAACTGATCCGCTTGAAATAGTCGGTATGACTGCGGATGATATACCCATTACAGCAATGGATGAATGGGAATCCAAGATGAAGGCGCTTGGTGACACTAAAACCACCGAAGATCTCAGCGATGAGTTGTTTTCTGCTTGGCCTCCGCTCAAAGAGCACCCATATTGGGCATCTATAGCGCAGGATTATGGTGCCCCGGCCGAAGTATTGGCGCGTGAACCGG